CCAGGATGTTCAAAGACGAGCTTAACGCAGGCAGTGGTGACATCACAGTTTGGATTAACTCTCCCGGTGGTGATTGCGTAGCCGCAAGTCAGATTTACACCATGCTTATGGACTACAAAGGCAATGTCACGGTTAAGATTGACGGAATCGCAGCATCTGCGGCATCGGTCATTGCAATGGCCGGAACCAAGGTGCTCATGGCACCTACCGCACTGATGATGATTCACAATCCTATGACCGCAGCTTTCGGTGACAGTGACGATATGCAGAAAGCCATCGAAATGCTCAACGAGGTCAAGGAAAGCATCATCAATGCTTACGAAATCCGCACCAATCTCTCCCGTGCAAAGCTGTCTCACCTTATGAGCAGCGAAACCTGGATGAATGCAAAGAAAGCAATCGAACTCGGTTTTGCCGATGAAATCCTCACCGATGAAAAAACGGTAGCCGATGTTCCTGCATTTGCGTTTTCCAGCAAAGCGGTTGAAATGGCACTAATTAATAAAATCACCGCAAAAACCAATCCCGTGGTCAAGGATGAAACCAAAGTTGTGCCGAAGGTTGAACCCAAGACCGAACCCACCCACGGCAGATCCGTCAGCGAACTGATGGAACGCCTCAATCTTATGAAATATTAAAGGAGGATATCGCTATGACGATTATCGCAATGCGTGCAAAACGCGCCAAGGCTATTGAAGCCGCAAAAGCATTTTTAGAGTCTCACAGAGACGCTAATGGTTTTCTCTCTACCGAAGATGATACCATCTACACCGGCATGGAGAACGACATCGGTAAGATGGGCGTTGAAATCGCCCGTATGGAAAGAATGGAAGCTATGGATGCCGAACTTGCAAAGCCCGTATCCGCTCCCATTACCGAGAAACCCGCAACCGCAAAGGTGGACACCAAGATTGGCACTGCATCTGATTCTTACAAGGATGCTTTCTGGAACGCAACCCGCTCCAAGAACGGCGTTTCTTATGAGGTTCGCAATGCTCTCCAGGAAGGTGTCGACAGCGAGGGCGGCTATCTCGTTCCCGACGAATTCGAGAACACCCTTGTTCAGGCTCTCCACGAAGAGCACATCTTCCGTGGTCACGCTCACGTTTTCCAGACTGAAGCTGGTAGCCGCAAGATTCCAGTTGTAACTACTAAAGGTACTGCATCCTGGATTGACGAGGAAGGCACTATTCCCGAGGGCGATGACATCTTTGGTCAGCAGACCATTGATGCTCACAAGGTCGGCACTATCATCAAGGTGTCTGACGAGTTGCTCAACGACTCTGCCTTTGACCTTGAGAGCTATTTCGCTTCCGAGTTTGCTCGCCGCATCGGCGACAAGGAAGAGGACGCTTTCTTCAACGGCAACGGTGAGAAGAAACCTCTCGGCATTCTCGCTGATAAGGGTGGCGCTGAAGTTGGTGTTACTGCAGCCTCTGGTACTGCAATCACCGCTGATGAGATTATCAATCTCTTCTACAGCGTAAAGGCTCCTTACCGCAGAAAGGCAATCTGGATTTTCAACGATGACACTATGGCTGCTATCCGCAAGCTCAAGGGCAACGATGGTCAGTATCTCTGGCAGAAGGCTCTTCAGGAAGGTGGTCACGAGACCCTGCTCGGCAGACCCATTTTCACTTCTCCTTTCGTTCCCACCATCGCAGCCGGCAACAAGGTAGCCGTGTTCGGTGACCTCCACTTCTACTGGATCGGTGACCGCCAGGGCATCACCTTCAAGCGCCTCAATGAGCGTTATGCCGATTCCGGCCAGGTTGGCTTCCTCGCCACCAAGCGTCTTGATGGTAAGCTCATTCTCCCTGAAGCCGTTAAGGTTCTTCAGATGAAGGGCACTGCCTCTGCGTAACTGAAAGGCGGTGATGTAGAATGGCAAATCTGCTCCAGAGAGTAAAAGACAACTTAATTCTTACGCATAGCGTGGATGATGGTCTGCTCGAAGGCTACATCACCGCTGCCACCGCTTATGCGGAGAGTTATCAGCACATCCCGGAAGGTCATTATAAAAACCACTCGATGCCGCCCACTACAGAACAGGCAGTTATTATGCTGACATCTCATTTCTATGAGTCGAGGGACGGTAGTACGGGTGGTTTCTTCCAGGATAATCCGCAAGCAGCACAGCAAGTGTGGAACACGGTCAATTTGCTTTTAAGACTTGACCGAGATTGGAAGGTGTAAAAATGAGCTTTGGTAAAATGAACACCTTCGTCGAGATTGTCTCCATTGTAAAAGAAAAAGACAGCGAGGGCTTTGTGGTTAATTCCGAAAAAGTCCTTGCTTCTGTACGTGCCTATAGAGAAGGCCGACACGGCTCACAGCGTTGGGCTAATCTTGCTGCCTTCTCCGAAGCCACAGACCTTTTCCGCTTTCGTAGCATTCCTGGCGTTGACGTTACTACCGACCACATCCTTGTTTGTGAGGATGGCAGGTTCGACATCACCTCTGTCGAAGACGTCAAAAGCCGTGGAATGTACACGGAGGTGCTTGCTAAAAAGGTGGTGAGTTCCATTGGCAAAAGCTGAAGTTAAAATGCCGGATGATTTTCTTGAGAAGCTCTCCAAGCTTGCCGACCGAACTGACGAAATTTCCGAGCGTGTCTTAGCAGCCGGTGGTGAGGTTGTTCTTTCTAAAGTAAAAAGCAACCTTTCTTCTGTCATCGGCAAAGGCACACAATTCGATTCCCGCAGTACCGGTGAATTGGAACGCTCTCTTGGACTCACACCGGTCAAGCTCGACCGCAACGGCAACTACAACATTAAAATCGGCTTTTCCGAGCCTCGTTCAGATGGTGGAAGCAATGCGAAAATCGCAAATATTATCGAGTATGGCAGACACGGTCAGCCCGCAAAGCCGTTCTTGAAACCTGCGAAATCTGCTACAAAATCATCGTGTGAAGAAGCTATGAAGCGTAAGTTTCAGGAGGAGGTCGACAAAATATGAGTATTCTCGCAGATATGCAAAGAGTCATTAAACCCTTGGGCATTCCCATTGAAACAGGTGTGTTCACGGATAAGGCACCCGATAAATATATCGTGGTTGTTCCGCTTACGGACTCCTTTACTGTTCACGCAGATAATCAACCCGAAATTGACGTGCAAGAGGCACGTCTTTCTTTATACACCCAAGGCAGCTATACCAAGGAAAAGAACGCACTTGTTCGTGCCTTAATTGCTGCCGACATTACCATAACCGGCAGACAGTATGTCGGCTATGAAACCGAGACCGGCTATCATCACTACAACATTGATGTGGCCAATCACTACGAAATGGAGGAATAACCTATATGGCAACTATCGGTCTTGATAAACTCTTTTATTCCAAAATTACCGAGGATGCCGAGGGTAACGAAAGCTACGCAACTCCTACACAGCTTGCCAAGGCTATGACCGCAGACCTTTCTGTGGAATTGGCTGAAGCAACTTTGTATGCCGATGACGGTGCTGCCGAAATCGTCAAGGAGTTCAAAAGCGGTACTCTTTCCCTCGGTGTTGATGACCTTGGCGGCAGCGTTGCTTCCGACCTCACCGGCGCTACTATCGATAATAACGGTGTGGTCGTTTCCACCGCAGAGGATGGCGGCACTCCCGTTGCTATCGGTTTCCGTGCTAAGAAGTCTAACGGCAAGTACCGTTACTTCTGGTTGTACCGCGTAAAATTCGGTATTCCTGCGACCGCACTCGCTACCAAGGGTGACAGCATCACCTTTAACACTCCCACCATTGAGGGCACTATTATGCGCCGTAACAAGGTGGATGGTGCGGGTAAGCATCCCTGGAAGGTTGAGGCTACTGAAGGTGACACCGCAATCAAAGCGGATGTTATCACTAACTGGTACAAGCAGGTGTACGAACCCAGCTACGGCACTGCTTCTCCCACAAAGACAGAATAAGGAGGTCTTGATTTATGGATAAGGAACGCACCGCATCTATCCTCATTGGTAATGAGGAATACACCCTCTTGCTCTCTACCAAAGCCACCAAGGAAATCGCTGCTCGTTACGGTGGTCTTGAGAACCTGGGTGAAAAGCTGATGAAGAGTGAGAATTTTGAAATGGCTATCGGTGAAATCGTATGGCTCATCACCTTGCTTGCAAACCAGTCCATCTTGGTTCACAACATTCAGCACAAGGATGAGCCTCGTGATCTGCTCACCGAAGAGTATGTGGAAATTCTCACTACTCCGGCAGATCTTGCTACCTTTAAGGCGGCAATCACCGAAGCTATGTTTAAGGGCACCAAGCGTAACATTCAGAGCGAGGATGACCCAAAAAACGCGGCGGTCGAGTAAGTGACGAAGAGTTATTTACTCGACTTTTATATTACGGCATCGGTCA